GTCGGCTAGTTTTTTCTAGCATATCATTAAGTTGTTTGATGTTTAAAGGTCCTAATCTTGGTTTACCGTTTTTGGTTAACATGGGATTTTTTTTCTTTGTTTTTGAAACTGCCATGATATAGTCCTTAAAAAATTTGGAGCGGTGCCACTGCTATGCTCAGGTAATACAAGAGGGTGTCTTATATCGTGCTATCACTCACCGCATAATTAAAATTGTAACATTATATAGGTTGATTGTCAATGGTTATTTGTGGTATACTTTTCCAAGCAATAGGTTCTGGTTTTAGTACGTCATCCGGATTACGAATATCCGAAAACACTTCCCACAATTTTTCTTTAATTGCAAATTTGGTAAATAAACCTGTTGATAATCCAAAAGCTTCAACTTCCCATGGTTCATCATAGTAATTTAAGTTCTCTGTAATTTTCTGGCCTCTCCAACGAGTACCATATTCATTCATTTCTTTATATGCATATTGTTTGACATGAACCATTTCATGTGCCAATGTTTCTAATATGTCATGTGAACCTATAATTGGATTCAACTCTATTTGAAACTCTCTAGGTTTATTGCTTTCATTGTAATCTAACACATCAGCATAACCTAAAACATCAAGTTTAGAATTAAACTCAATCCGCACACATATATTTTCCAACATTTTTGCCGTCATCAAATTTTCAGCATAAAAAATAGCCGCACGTTTTACAAAAGGGCGGAAACGTTTTTTATCTGGACATCCGATTATACTGAGCTGCATTTAAAACTCTCCTAGGATACTGATATTTAGGAGTAAAGCTAATTTCACCTGGTGAAATACTTAAACTACCTCTACATCAACTTTTTCTACTGGTTCCTGTGGCACCTGAGCAATTGCTTGGTCACGAACTTTGGCAAATAATGATTGTGCGGCCTCTGCCTGATCCGCCAAAGATTGTGCCTGTGAAGCGGCTTGATTCAATAAGCCTAATACACCATTGACTTCATCTACTGTTAATTTTAAGTTAATTTCCATTTTGTTCTCCTTTTAAAAATATTACCAACTACCATCATCAATCCATATTCGAATTGTAATAGGTAGTAACTCTAAAACAAATGCGTCTGTTTCCCAAACTTCATTTGTTTTATTAAAGTTACAACTAATTCTCCAATGAAATGGATTTAATTTTAATGTGATATTACAACCAGAATATTTTAACCAATTCATCTTAATATTTCACCGATAGGTTCTGGAATGTTAAATTGACTACGAATATATTTGTCTTTTAACATTTCTGGAATAATTGTATGTGGTTCTTCTAACATAAACGGACAAGGACTTCCCCATTTATTATTGGCCAAAAACGATTTAAATATTTCCAAATCTTTTTTATCTTTTGGATCAAAAGTTCTTTTTTGATTTTTCGTCAATTGGTAATTTGTAAGAATTGTCATTTTACATACTCCATACTATCTTTTTTCATATAATGAATCACTTGATTCTTTTTGGGATCAGGCATCTGTTTTACAACAGGAATAAATTTTTGCCCATCAATTTCTTCGACCGGCCAATTTGAATATGTATAGAAGATATCCGTACCATTTTTAGCACGGACTTTTTTGAGAGTAGATTTCACTTTTTTCATAATATGTACCATTATAACATAATATAGGGGGTTTGTCAAGAACCCCCCATATATTTACCGACCTTTTGGATAATTCAACTGTTCCCATTCCTCATCGGTTACGGGCCACCAGTTCATTATTCACTCTTTTCTTTAATGGCAATTCTCTTAATGGTATCTTGAGCCTGCACAAGATTTTCTAACCATACACGTAACATACCATTTACCATTTCAGCTTGACCAATTTCAATCTTGTCAGCCAATGTAAATGAACGTGAGAAATTACGGTTAGCGATTCCTTTAAAGAGGAAATTTTCTTCTTCTTTAAGTTCATCTTCTTTTGCAGAGCCTTTGATGACCAATTTATTACCTTCTAGAGTTACTTCAATATCAGACTTGGCAAAACCAGCAACTGCCAATTCAATGACATACTTGTTCTTGCTTACTTGTTTGATATTGTATGGAGGATACGATGGTACATTCTTGGTTACATTTTTGGTAACTTCTTCAATGTCTTTGAAGAATTTATCGTAACCAACTGTGAATGGATCCAGCGTTTTGTGAAAGTCAAATAGACTTGGTAATAGACTTGTAGTCATGTTTATGTGCTCCTTAGTTAAGCGAGTTAATCAAAATTATAGGCCCCAAAGGCACCTACATCCATATTTATAACACAAAAGACCTATTTTGTCAATAGGCCCCTGGTTTTTTACCAATATTATACTTTGGCACCAAGTCCCAATCATCCTTCTCTTTGTGGGAAAGTATCTTAATTTGTGACAGGAAGATGGGTGGAGGGTTTTCTACTTGTTTTCTATTCACGATCTTCACCAAACCCCAATCTTCTAGGAGTTGCGCTATGGCGTTCCTACGAGATAAATCATTCTCAGATAGGTCTGTGGGTTTACCATCCAATGCAAAAAGTTCTTTGAAATGAACGATATAATACTTGCCTTGTTTGTGTAGAATATGGCAAGATTGGTATAATATTCTATCTTTTTTGGAAGCCACACCGATGCGTGTTAATGTTTCACGTACTTTTAAAAAATCATCTTTTTCACCGAGTGTAACTTCAACTAAATCTATAATTGAAATCATGACTTGTTCATTCCGCCTTTATTTGTTTTAGCTTTTATTTCAGCGATTTGTTCATCATTTAGAATACGCAAGGCTTCTTTGGCTTTCTCATTGGAGTATCCAAAATACTGTTTGACACATTCTATATCTTTATCGACCTCTGATTTCTGCCACGGTTGAAATTTCCGTTTCATTGGTCTTATGGTATTTAGAAGATACGAATATTGCATGTCCACGTCAACCTCTGGATGTAAATTCATTTCGTTGACATATAAAACACAATCCATGTGGTATGACAAAGCACGATTGACAATAAATGGCTTGTATTCTTTAAAATCTAGTTCATCACGGAATACAGATTTCTTAGTTTGTAGAATCGAGGGTAATATTTCTTTAAATAAATCTGGCATATCAATACATTGTCGAAAGAAATTGTTGTAACTCTTTTGCTTTTTCATCAGTCATTTTATGTACCGGCACCAAAGCACTCTGTTTAATAGGAATAATAATTCTTTCTTTGCCCCAACGGTCTTTCCATGGATAATAATTCATTTCACTTGGCACAGCTCTGTAAATCCATCCGTCAGAGAAATGTGGCCATGTTGTGTGTGGTACAGAAACAAAATACAAGACATGAGCAGAGGTACATTTTTTAATTTGATTTGGTAAAAAAGTAAACGCATTCATTTTAACAAAGGGAGCTTGAGTTTTTACCTCTACTCTATATTTACCATCAACTAAAATATCTTTTTCAGAATCATATTTGTTTTCCAAATACATGTCACGAATTTGTAAATCGAGACCTAAAGATTTTAACATATCAATTACGACAAGTTCACCTTCACGGCCTAGAGCCAATATGTTTGTGTGATTAGTCATTTTTATATTTTTCTAAAAGTTCAGTAGAATATTGTGGAATATCTATTACACCTTTTTCTTGGCGTTTGGCTAATTCCAATTCATACACACGATTTCTCAAATCAGAAGTGCTGTATGTGTGTTGACGCTTGTGATAGAATAGTTCAATACCATTTGTCATGCAGTATTGTTTTCCTGTAAAATCACGATTTAAATATTCTTCACTTAAAAAACGAATGTTCATGGTCTGTGTCATAATTAAATTTAATAACTCAGCTTCAGTATCGTACAATAAAATTTCATCAACATACTTACAAGATTGTACTTGAGCATATCTTTCGTAGATAGATTGTACAGGTTTATTTTTTAGACCTGGTCTGTCAATGGTAGGATCAACTTGAAGTGCAACCTTTAAATAGTCACACATTTCTTTTTCCATTTTTAACATGGTAACATGACCAGCATGAAATAAATCAAAACAAGAACAATTAAATCCTATTTTCATTTGAATTCACAATCTACCATGATTTCGGTCAAACAAGCAATCATATTGATTTCGTGGTCGGCCACAAAGGCAGATTGATACTGATACTTGGCCAGTATAAGAACTAGTTGCGGAACCGAACTAGGTGTAAGAACATCATACAATGAATCATATATCTTACGATAAATTTTTGTTGGATCATTATCGAGATTGGCTGTAACCCATTTGCGAGTAGATGCAAAGTCTTTATCTTTTAAAGATGAAATTAACGATTCAAATTGTATATCACTAATACTAGAAAGGATGCCAGTATCAATGGTGCCAGATATCGAATATCGCTGCAATTCATTAAGAATTCTGCGATGGTCTGGGAAATGCTTTGTGATGACTGCCGCAACAACATCTTTTGAATATTTGATGCCTTCTTGCTCAAGAATATTTTCAACTCTTTTAAAGAACTGTGACGCCAGTTTTGGTTTAGAACCGTTGATTTTAAAATCGATAACGGAGCAACGAGAATGAATTGGATCGATGATACGATTTTTGAAATTACAGGTGAAAATGAAGGAACAGTTCGAGGCAAATTCTTCAATGGCTCCCCGTAAAGCAGGTTGAGTTGAATTAGGATTGAGATAATCAGCCTCATCAATGATGACAACTTTTCTGCCACCAGCCAGAGAAACTGAAGAAGCATAATTTTTAATTTTGTTACGCAAGACATCAATGCCAGACTCATCAGAGCCATTGATGACAATGTAATCGCAACCAACTTCATTACACAATGCTTTAGCAACTGTTGTTTTTCCAACACCTGCCGTACCAGATAAAAGAAGATTTGGTATTTCTTTTCTCTTAACGAACTCCTGAAAA